GAAGGACACCTGTTGCAGGATTTAAATAATCACCACCTTTAGGTGCTTCACCTTTTGGAAACATTCTTTCAGGTTTAGGAAACACAGAGATCATTTCTTGTTGCACTTTAGGAGTTCTAACTCTTTCAACTGCTCCTACTAAATATTTATCTATATCACCTTCTTTAAAACGTATCTCAGTGGCTTCATAATAATTACTAGCAGATTCATCTTTTGTTTTATTGTATAACTCTTTACTGTCTTTACCAAATAACTTTTTTTTACTTGTAAGACTTCTTTGTGTTTTATCAGGATCTCCAACTAATTTTAAAAATTCATTTTTAGGTATCTCATATTTTAAAGTTATTCTATTTTCATCTCCTATATTTAATTTTGGTCTTCCTTTTAAATTAGCCGCTTCGCCACCTTTTACTGAAGCATAACCTGTAGCAGAATGAACATCAGGAGATGTGTATACAAGTCCTTCTGCATCTCCTTTTAAACCACTAGTAGTTACATTTTCTAAGTTTTCTTTACTAGTGCCATGATATAAAGTTACAGTATCTCCATCTAAGAACCATCTTTTTTGACTTGCAGGAAACTCTCCCACTCTTATAGTTTCAGGTTTAAAATCTTTAGAAGATATTTCACTTTTACTAGATACTACATCAATTATTTCTCCATCAGCATCTCTTACAACTTTAGCTTTTGGAGATACTCCTCCTAATTCTTTTACAAATTCTGTGTCTTCTCTTAAACTTGTATCTGTCTTGTCTCGTCTACCACCAAATAGTCTTTTTAATCCTGTATCTTTTTCTAATAATTTTTTTCGTTTTAAAAATCTTTTTTCTACTAGTCTTGCTTCTCTCTCGCCATATATCTCTCTATATTCATTGTATGCTTTTCTATTTTGGTCATCTAATACTTTTTTATTTTTATAATATTTTTCATAAGATTTTGCATATGCTGCTTTTACTTTACTTGGTATATCTAAATTATCAAGACTTTCTTTTTTACTCTCTAGAAGTGATTTACGAAAATCTCCTATCTCTAACCCCTGACTAGCTCTGTCTTGTAAATCTATTTTTTCTTTTATAAAAGACTCAATAGGAAATCTATTCTTTTTATTTTCTCCTAATTTATCTAGTGCCTTTTGTAAAAAAGCATTATTAGTTTTTGTGTCTTGTTCATAGTTTGGATTAATTTTAGCTAATCTATCTTTTGTGTTGCCACCACTAAAAAATCCTTCTCTTTGTTGAATAGCGTGTTGTATTTCATGTAATATAGTGGCTTCAATTCTAGCTTGTCTTGTTTGTTTATCTATTCGTATATTTGGAAATTTTTTACTAGTTGAACCAAAAGCCTGTGCATTTAAATTTATTTCTATTACGTCATCTACAGGATCATAACCACCTAATGTTTGAAAATTAAATAAAACTTTTTTAAATTTTATTTCTAGGTCTTTTATTGGTCCATACATTACACCATCTCGTTTTATTCCTAAATCATACTGTTTGTATAATGCAGGAAAGTCAAAGACCTCCTCTAATCTAAATACTCTATTTAAAGATTTTAAGTCTTCTACTTTAGCATCAGATTCAAAATTTTTAAACGCTTTTTTAATACTATTAGTTAGTTTAGCTCCTCTATCATCTAATTCATATCTTAATTTTTTATCAGGACCTCTATATACCCCTGTTTCTGCAAATAATTCTTCAGGTGTTTTATTTGTTGTTTTCTCTAAATTTTCAAACTGCTTAATTGCTTTTTGACCCACCTCTGTCTGTAGTCCTATTATACTAGGATTGATAATGGGTAAATTACCATAGTCCTCTGTGGTGGGTGTTTGAAATGTTTTGTCTACCTTTTCAGGTTTTTGTAATAAAGTTTCTGTTTCTTTTATCTCAGGTAGTGGTGCATCGTCTACTGTTGCCAACTTAGGACCTGAAGTCGGTGGCATAGTAGAATCTTCAAATAGTTTCTTAGCACCTTTATATGTGTCAGAAAAAGTTTCTCCGACTGTTTTTGCTACTTTCACACCTGTCTTTGCTAAAGTGCCTAAAGATATTAACTCACCTAACATTTGTGGTGGATTAGATGCGTCTGACTTTATACCTGTAAGTTCTGTAAAACCTCTATCAAATGCTTCTCTACCATACTTCTCTTGCACTTTATCTAGAGATGGTTTTATTAGTTTAGAATATTGTCCTAGAACTGTATCTTCACCATACTTAGCTACAGCATCATTAACCATATCTGCTAAGTCTAATATATCAGAGGGTAAACCTAAAACTCCTGTTACAGGACCTATAGCCATAGCTTGAAGTCCTGCTTTAGCTTTTTCTTTTTGTAACAGTTTTTCTGTTTCTGTTTTAGGTGCTCTTTCGGCTCTTCTAGTTTCAACTGACATTCTTTAGTACTTCATCCCTTAATAGTTTTAGTCTGCGTAAAGTTGCTATAGAACCCTGACATCTATACATCAAAGTTGCATTATCGGTATGCTCTATAGCTTTATGTTGTTGCTCTATGAGAGCGTCTATATAACTACTGAAGGTTTCCCATTGGTTGTGATTGCTCACTAGGGGTTTCAGTTTGCTCAATATTTTCTTGTCCACCTTGAGGTCTTCCTGCAAATCCTTGCTCTTCAGGTGTAGGTGCTACACCCGTTCCTATTGTTCCACCACCTGTTCCTGTTGGATCGCTTGGGTCAGCACCTGCAGGAGGTTGTGGTTGCTGTGGTTGTGCCTGTTGAAAATCTTTCATAAGCTCTGCTTGTAGAGCAGCCTCTTGAAGACTGTTTGTTACTTTGTCTACATCTAAATCTAGCGACTTAGCTATTTCACGTATAATGTAATCAAACTTAGCGAATGGTGCTAGAGCAGGATTAGATGATACTTGTAAGAACTGCATAAGTCTTTGTGATCTAACTTCGTTTGCCATAAGACTCTCTGTTCCTCGTGCAACAACTTCTAGATCACCTTTTATGCTAGGATCAAAGTCAAACTGCATATTAAATCTAAACAATCCCTCACCTAGAGGTTTTAATAGATAGTCATCTATATTTTTTATAACAGTTTTAATACTACCTGCTGCTGCACTCATTAACATAGATATACCTGATGCAGTTCTACCTACACCTGTAATGCCTGTTTGTCCGTGAGCAAAAGATGGAAAGCCTGTGCTTTCATCTGCTAACTGTCTTGCTTTGTCAAATAATTGCATATTCTCTGTAGACACGTTTGGAAACTTTGTACCAAATATTGCTTGACCCGGTGCTCCACCTTGTCTTCTAAATATCTTGCCCGGATACACAGATAAGTCTTGCCCCGGAACTAAGTTTGTTTCATCTACTTCTATTAATAAATTTCCTGATAATACAGCATTGTCAACTGCCATTCTCATAAAACCATTCATTAAAGTCTGTGTGTCATCCATATTCTCTGCTAAACCTATACCAAAGAATGAGTATGGATTTAACTCATATGGTGCTGCTGTGTAAGGTATTTTAGCAGGTTTAAATGGATTTAGTACAACTCGTAATAGTTTACCATTACAGACCCATATGTTTGCTTGTAGTTCATCAAACTCTTTAAGTTCATTAGGTATGTCTACTTCTTGGTCTATCAACATATCAGTGTCAATCATACCCCAATACTCAAAGACCTCAAATCTATCTATATAGTTTTCTTGATTGTAATCTGTTAAGTCATCTTCCCAATATTTTTTAACGTAGTTTTCGCCATCTGCAATAACTTCGTTGATTACATTTTCTCTAAAGAAAGGTCTCTTTTTTAGTCCTCTAAGTTCTGATCTAGACATCTTGTGTCTCTCAATAACATACAATGCTTCATCCATATTGTATGCATCAGGATCAGGATAAAAATTCCAAACAGATACATTGTTGACCTGTGGCACAGTTTTAAATACAGGATTGTAATTTCCTTCGTCATCCCAATTAGGATACTCTTTATCTAAAGCAAAAGGACCTTTCATAATACCTGTACCAAAAAGAGCCATCTCAAATGCAGTGCTACGTAAATGTTTTGTTGCACTAGACTCTTCTAATTGGTCATGTATCTTTTTCTCCATATTTTTCGCTGCTACCATAGCAGGACTAAATGTTATCGCTGTCGGAGTTTTACCAGCTTCTTCTTTAAGTCCTTCAACATCTTGTAACTTTTCTTGCAAAGGACCAAGCCTGTCAAGTAAACTTTTTTCAGTTGCTCCTTTAGGTAGTTCCATGCCATCGCCATTGAAACCATAAGGTGATTCCACATCCATGCCACGGATTTCTTCAGGTTCTTTGGGGTCAAAGCTAACATCTTTTGCTACTCCTTCTGGTAATTTTGTCGGGTCAACACTTAATGGAAATTTGTTGTTAGCAAATAACACATCTACTATTTGACCATATGCAGCCAAAGTTTTTGTTTTAGTTATTTTTACAAATACTCTTGACTTTTCTGCCTCTGTAAATTGAACATCAGGTCCATATATTCCTCTGTAGTTTCTGTATGACCTGACCCATCTTAGTTCATCTTCATATCTATAGTCTTCTGACTTTTTAAATCTAGCCATAACATAATCAACAATGTTACTTACATCCATATCTTCAGTAGATGTATTCTCTTCAACATCATCTAATGCTATTGCATCGGTTTCCATTATTTCATTTTCATCTGCCATATTAATATCCAAAGGTTGAATCTGCTACAGGCATACTAGCTTTTGGTCTGCCTACAGGATCATAGTCAAATATGCTAAAACGTGGTCTTGACATTATACCATATCTTAAAGCATCATACAAGTGATCTTCTGAGTTTGTATCAATATCTTCAGGGTTCTTTTTATCTATCGGCAAAGCAGGTATCTGAGATATTAAATTTATACAATTACTAAAAAACACTAATCTAGGCTCTTCTGTGTACTCATCTACTTGTAGTCTTCTATGCACTTCGTTTTTACCTGCAACACGACTTCCTCTACTTCTATCGGATGGTCTCCAACGACAACCTCTAGAAATCATCTGTTCAGCCAAAGAAGGACCAGTATCGCCACGTTTATGCCAAAGAGAGCTATCCAAAACACCATACTTAATATTTCCATCTCCTGCCTCTAATTCTAGAATCATATCAGCTAAATCTGTAGCAAGAACTTTTGATTTATATAACTCTCTGTATACAACTAACTGCTCTGATGGAGATACTGCAAACCAAACAACTCCTGATTTACTTCCATAACCATAGTCACAAGCTCTAAACTTTACCCAATTAGATGGAATTTTAAATGGTTCAATAACGTGAATGTCACGATTAAACTCTGTAAAGGCTGCACCTTCTTTGATATCCCAATCACCATCTAGTAGCTGTCTTCTTTGTTGTTCAGGTAAAGATAAAAGCATTGCTTCGTAATCACCTGACTGTGATAAGTAAGGATTATCCGTTAGTCTAGCAGGAATAAACCTTCTTTGAAATAATGGTTCTCCTGCTTTACTGTGACCTGCAGGATACTTTAATACTTCGTTTGTCTCAATATTTGTTGCATCAAATGGTCTTCCATAAGGTGCAGGGTCTATAAACATTTTCTTAACCCAATGATGTCCTCTACCTCCGGGGTTTGTTGTTGCTCTCATAAAGATTGGCAAGTCAGGAGCAGTAGAACGTAATCTTGATCTCATATAATCCCAAGCATAAGGAGTAGACCATTGTGTTAATTCGTCAAATCCTATCCAACTAA